GTAAGATATCTTCTTACTTGTCCATCATAAAAATGGTTCACTATACTGTCTCCATCCAAGTACGTTTACCGTCAACAAGTTTCCAAGTTCTGCCTTTTTGTGTAGCACGGTTTGATAGTTTTGCTTTTTGTTCTTCACTCCACTCCCAACCAGATGTGAAACGTGTTTTCTTAAATGTATCACTACCGTTGGCTCTACGTCTTGCATGAGCTTCTTTTTGGGCTTCGCTCATACGCTGTTTACTTTCTTCAGAATGTAGTTTATTATTACCGCCTTCTCTAATGTTATATCCGCTTTTAATTGAATCGTATTCTGCAATATACTTTTCTTCTAAGTCATTTAACTGTTCTAAGGTATTTGCATAATCCAACACTTCCCAGTCAAACATATCAACGCCATACTTTTTAATAGCATTAGCGAAATGATAAGTTCTAGGGCTATGTCTAGCATTACAAAGATGTTCTAATCTACGTTGATTAGGCTCTTGAATAGATTGTCCAATGTAGCACTTACCAGTTTCTTTTTGTGTCCATTTATATATGTGCATTATGTATTATCCGCTCTTGGTTTAAGTGCTTTAGAAAGACTTTGCCTTTCAGTGACTGTTTCGCCATCGATGGTACTAGTTTTAGTATTGTTAATAAAGCTAGACTTCTGGGTTTGTCTTTCAAGTGTATTACTTAGTGACATTCTAATATCGTCTTGTACTTTAACCCAACGTGCGCCGTCATATCGGAACATTCTATTTGGTAAAAAGTCTGTGCGTAAGAAAAAGTCGCCGTCTTCGTTGTTAGTTGGAAACTGTATGCCAAAGCCAAAAGGCGCACCATTAGGTGCAACATCCCCAGTGCCTACTAAGTAACCTGAGTAACCTTCTCTATCAGGTTTGGCATTAACCGCGTCAACACCTAATAGATTGCTTACATCTATGTCTGTATCGTCTACAGATTGTAATGCAACACTGCCGTCGGCATTTGTAGCAATAGAGTAATAATGACTTATATCATAGCCACTCTTAGGTGCATCAGATTCTGCTTGTGCAACTACAGCATTAGAAATTTGCATTTCTTTTTCATACGTTGACAGTAAATCACGTAGTGTATTATCAGTGCCGTCTTCTGCTGGCAAGTCAAGTATTTCCGCGTATTCTTGTCCATCGTATATTTGCTTTAGTTTTAAGCGATATAAGTGAGGAAACCAAGTTTGACTAAAACCTTCTGCTGCACGATTAACATCTTCTACAACGTAAAAGCGTTTAAGTGCAACACTATAATCATTAAGGGCATATTCGTCTTTTAAGTGCGGCAACTCAACTACATCGCCGCTCATAATCTTTCTACCTAATGCTTTAACTGAACTATTCATATGTATAGTTAACATTAATGTATCATTACTTAGGAATAATCCAAACTGAGACAAATCAAAGTCAATGTCTTGAATATTATAAATGCCACGCATTGTATATACGTCTGGGTCGTACTTTCTGTCTCTATTTTCTAAAAATAGCAAGTCTTGTATATTAGTTTCTTTTACAGCATCATACGTAGGCTGATCAGCAGTACCTGAACCTTCAGCAGGATTCTCTGCCCCAAGAAACTTATGGATGTTGATGTCGGTACCGCCGATAGTAAACATTTCTAGGATCTGTTTGTCCAAGAAATAATAATCATTACCGCGTTCCGGTTTGTATAGTGATAAGCGAGGGATAATCATTCTCCTATTGTTATACATATTTATCGTGAACGATAAATACTAATGGAGAACTTCATAATGACATTAGCGACACAGAAACAAGAAGTATACGATTATGTTAACACATTCCTCGGCGGAGGCATGGTTGATGTTGAACTTGATCCTATACATTATCAAACTGGCTTAACAAAAGCATTAACACGTTATAGAATGCGAAGTGACCATGCAGTTGAAGAAAGCTATATGTTTTTAACAACTGTTATAGATCAAAACGATTATGTATTACCAAATGAAATAATGGAAGTTCGAAAATTATATCGCAGTAGTATTGGTTCACGTGCAGGTAGTGGTTCAAGTGGTAGTGTGTTTGAACCGTTTAACGCTGCATACACAAACACATATTTGCTATCAGGATCAAAGCTAGGCGGACTAGCAACATACGATATGTTTGCACAACACCAAGAACTAGTAGGCAGAATGTTTGGATCATTTATAGAATTTAAATGGAATAACACAAGTAAAAAACTTACACTACTACAGCGTCCTAGAGCAGAAGAAGAACTATTGCTTTACTGCTATAACTATCGTCCAGACAGTGAATTGCTAAGTGACTACCTAGCAGTACAATGGATTAAAGATTATACATTAGCTAGTTGTAAATATATGCTAGGCGAAGCACGTTCAAAGTTTGCTACTATTGCTGGTCCACAAGGCGGATCAACACTAAATGGCGATACACTTAAAGCAGAAGCACAGACTGAAATGGAAAAGCTAGAAGTCGAAGTAGCAATGGCCGTCGCGGGCGGTACAGGCTATGGCTTTACAATCGGCTAAAAACTACCAAAGTTTACGCTAACATTCTACTCTTGTTGTAAATACTAATACAGCAGGGAGAGTCCAATGTGTTCACCGTATGTAAGAAAAGAAGCCAATAGACTTAATTGGATAGTCAAAGGTCACCTTTGTGATCTAAGTTGGTCCGATGAAGATGTCGAAAAAACCTACCATTCATATTTTAAAAGACTTTGGGGTAATAACGAAAGTTATATCCACGAAGAAGGCTTTAATGCAGCTTACGAAGCAAGAGAAGCAGAAATCTTAAATGACGAAGTAGCAACTGTTGCTGTACTAGGCGGACACTACGATTAACGGTTGACATCACTTAATTTTTAATGTATAATGTATTTAAACATTAGGAGATTTAGATGATAAAACCCAAGTTATTAGTAATTGGCCATGGCCGACATGGTAAAGATACTGTGTGTGAAATGCTACGTGACCATTACGGATACACTTTTGAAAGTAGTTCAAAGTTTTGTAGTCTACAATTTATATACAATGATCTAAAGGAAAAGTATGGATATGCTAATGAGGAAGAGTGTTATGCTGACAGGCATAATCACAGAGCAGAATGGTATAATGCTATTTGTGATTATAATGTTCCTGATGCAGCGACTCTAGGCAGAGAGATGTTTGAAGCTTACGATATCTATTGTGGGCTACGCAACAAGCGTGAATTCTTTGCAATGCAAAATACTGGTGTATTTGATTACTGTATATGGGTTGATCGCAGTATACATCTAGAAGCTGAATCTACCGACTCAATGAGCTTAGAGCAATGGATGTCTGACTTTACAATTGACAACAATGGCTCATTAGAAGATTTAAAGTTTAACTTAGATCAGTTAATGAGTCATTTAGAAGTCAGGAGTTAAATCTCCCTGTTTCCAACGTACCCCTTCTTTTTGTGTTATACGCTGACAGTTGGCACATATTGTTTTTAAGTTATTATGTCGGCAATTTTTTAAATCGCCATCGATATGAAATACATTAAACTGTTCAGTGTGCTTTGATTTAAAACCGCACTTTTCGCAGCCACTTTTCTTTTCATATCCACGTTGCTTCCATAACGGAACTCCGTGACTCACTCCATTACGTAAACAACGTTCACACTTCTTTCTATAATAAGTTTTGCCATCCTTGCGGTAGTTTATTGCCGCAGGATGTTGTCCGCATATGCATAAAGGTCTCATATTGTATTTAGCTCACCTTTTTGGTACCTTTTTCGGAGGTATTCGATAGGTGTTTTATTCCGAATGTAATAAATACTGTATAGAGAACACTACCATCCAACAGGAGAAACAACATGGCATTAGTATCACCAGGAGTACAAGTCAACGTAATTGATGAAAGCTTCTACACACCATCAGCCGCTGGAACGGTACCTATGATCTTTGTTGCTACAGCTAGTAATAAAACTAAAAGTAGCGGCACAGGAACAGCAGCAGGTACAATAAAAGCAAATGCGGGCAACCCATATTTGATCACTAGTCAGCGAGAGCTTGGTGAGACATTTGGCGATCCATTATTTTACAGTGACAGCAATGGCAATATGATCCACGGCGGAGAGCTTAATGAATACGGTTTACAAACTGCTTATTCTGCATTAGGCGTTTCAAATCGTGCATATGTTGTTCGTGCAGATTTAGACACATCAGAACTTACTGCAAGTGCAACAGCACCAGGCGGCGAGCCTCTAAACGGCGCACATTGGTTTGATACTTCAACTAGTAACTACGGTATCCTACAATGGAATGGCGCTAGTGTACAAGTTGTAGGCGGACAAGCATTTACTGCAAAAGCCCCAACAGTACTTACAGTAGTAACTGACTTAGTTGGTAATGTAGCTGGCGGAGCTCCAAAAGCATCAATTGGTGCAATTGGCGATTATGCAATAGACGCTAACGACACAATGAACCGTTTGTATTTCAAAACAGCAGGCTACGGAACAACTACTCAACGAGTAACTAATACAGGTACTTGGGTAGAAGTAGGTAGCAATGCATGGAAAGCAAGTTGGTCTGCGATACGCGGGACAACAACAAATCCAAATCTAACAGCAAACGGCGCGGGTAGTCATTCAATTACTATTAACACTACTGATGTTCCATTTACTGGAGCTGAAACAACTATTGCACAATACGTTGCAATTGTTAACGCAGCAGGTATTGCAGGCGTTACAGCGGCACAAGTTGATGGTTCTATTGAATTTTATGCAGATGCTACTAGTGATAGTGACGGAGCAGGCGCCGGCACAGCAGACGGCAACATTACAATAGCAGACGGAACTGGCACAGCATTATTAGCAGCGTTAGGTCTAACAGCAGGCACATACAGTTCGGCTAGAATAGAAGCAGCAGCACATACAGCAGTTCCTGCATTTAAAACAGCAGATACAAGTTCAGCACCAACAGGAAGTGTTTGGATTAAAACAACTACTCCAAATGGCGGAGCAAAACTAAGTGTTAAAGCTTATAGTACAGCTACACAGCTATGGTCAAGTGTAACTACTCCAATTTACACTACTCCAGCACTTGCACTATATGGACTTGATAAAACAGGTAACGGTGCAAATTTACTAGCTGGCGCACTTTATGCAAAAGTTAATGTAGACGAGCTTGCTAACCCAATTGGAAACTACAAAGTTTATTCAAGAGCAGCAGCAGGCGCAACTAGCGTAACTGGCGCAGTAATTGGTGCAGCAGGCGTTGCAGCAGCTACATATACATTTACAGTATCAGAATCAAAAGCTAACACACTAGCAATGACAGCACCTGTAACAGTAAGTGTTACAACAGCTGACTCAAGTGCAGATGCAGAATTACTAGCAGCAGCAATTAATGCTAAAGGCTTAGTTAACGTTGTAGCATTAGTTGATGCAACTAACAAAGTTGTAATTCAGCATAAACTAGGCGGTGAGATTGAGTTTGTCGACACAGACAGTGGTCTAGCAGGATTTGGTTTTGCAGCAGCAACAGTAGCTAACTTGTATGTTGGTCCAGGCGACGCTGGTTTAGTAGCTTCAAACTGGAAGCCACTAGTATATACAGCATCAGGAACAGTTCCATTAAGTTTAGCAACAAGCAAGCAATTATGGTACAACAGTGTTACTGATGAAGTTGATATCATGGTGCACGCAGGCGAAAACGGCTGGGTTGGACTAAATCATGCAAACAGTCCTTACAGCGACACAAACCCCGAAGGCCCGCAGGTTGCAGCAACAGCGCCTACAAATCAATCAAACGGCGTAGATGCGCTTGTAGAAGGCGATATTTGGGTTAGTACAGCAGATGTTGAAAACTATCCAGCTATCTATAGATATAACGCTACATTAAGCGAATGGATTTTACTTGACAAAGCTGATCAAACCACAGAAAATGGAGTATTGTTTGCAGATGCACGCTATGGCGACACAGGCGGAACAATTGATGACGCACCAAGTGCAACAATCGGCGAATTGCTAGAAAGTGATTACTTAGATCCAGACGCTCCAGATCCTGCACTGTATCCAAAAGGTATGCTGCTATGGAACTTGCGTAGAAGTGGATTTAATGTTAAGCGTTTCGAGCGCAATTATGTTGACATTACTGCGTTGAATACTGCATTTGGGGATGAACCAATGGAAGACTACTATCCACATCGTTGGGTTACTGATTCAGGTAACCAAGAAGACGGTTCAGGTAGCTTCGGACGTCATGCACAGCGTAAGAGTGTTGTACAAGCACTACAAGCACTTGTTAATGACAACCAAGATATACGTGACGAAGAAAGTCGTCAGTTTAACTTGTTAGCTGCTCCTGGTTATCCAGAGCTAATTGGTGAAATGATCACACTAAACTATGACAGACGTCTAACAGGCTTTGTTGTTGGTGATACACCATTCCGTTTAACACCAGATGCAACTTCATTAAATGAATGGGCAACTAACGTTAAACTAGCACTAGAAGATAACGACGACGGCGCAGTTAGCTTTGATGAATACATGGCTATGTACTACGGTTCGGGCTTTACAAGTGACAACGCAGGAAACAACATTGTTGTTCCACCAAGTCATATGGCACTACGTACTATTATACTAAACGATCAGGTTGCTTTCCCTTGGTTTGCACCAGCAGGAACACGACGTGGTGGTGTAAGTAATGCTACAAGTTCAGGTTATATTACTAGTGAAGGCGAATTTAAGTCAGTAGCATTAAACACTGGACAGCGTGATACACTTTATTCAAATGCAATTAATCCGATCACATTCATTAGTGGTGCAGGACTTGTAGTATTTGGACAAAAGACTCGTGCAAGAAACGCAAGTGCATTGGATCGTGTTAACGTAGCACGTCTAACTGTATACTTACGTGGACAGCTAGAGTTGTTAGCCAAGCCATACTTGTTTGAGCCAAATGACAAGATCACAAGAGATCAAGTTAAAGCAGCAGCTGATGCGCTATTACTAGAATTAGTAGCACTAAGAGCACTTTACGACTTCCTAGTTGTGTGTGATGAAAGTAACAACACACCAGCAAGAATAGACCGTAATGAGTTATACTTAGATATTGCTATTGAACCAGTAAAAGCTATTGAGTTTATATACATACCGCTTAGAATTAAGAACACAGGCGAAATTGCAGCACTAGGTTAATATGCGCATATAATGAGTGGGGAAAGTTCCCCACTTGTTTAAGCATAAATACTGTACAGGAGAATAACGAATGCCAATTACAACATTACAAAATATCAGTGTACCTACAGAAGGTGCTGGATCAAACTCATCATTATTGATGCCTAAGTTACAGTATCGCTTTAGAGTATTACTAGATGGTTTTGGTACTACTGGCGGACCAGATGGTACTAGAGAAGTTTCAAGACAAGTAGTAGACGTAACTCGTCCAAACGTTAGTTTTGAGCAAATGACTATTGACGCTTATAACTCAAGAACATATCTTGCAGGTAAGCACACATGGGAACCAATTACATTAACACTACGCGAAGATGCAAACAACAACGTACAAAAAGTTGTTGGACAGCAGCTACAAAAGCAGTTCGATTTCTTCGAGCAGTCAAGCGCAGTATCAAGTGGTACTTACAAGTTCCAAACTAGAAT